CGCGCCTCGCCCGGCGATGCACCGCGGCGGATCGGTACGGCGAAGTAGCTCAGCTGGTTAGAGCACGGGAATCATAATCCTGGGGTCGGGGGTTCAAGTCCCTCCTTCGCTACCGCCATAGCCGCCATCGACGTTCCTCTCCCTCTTGGCGCTTTCACTGACTTGCCCGTCGCGATCGCGATGGCTGTCTCGAGCGAGCCAACGACTTCGATCTCCGATCCGCCATCGGCCGACGGGGTAATCTGGACGACCTCGATGAGGCGCCGGATCTGCTCGGCCGTGGCGTCGCCAGCGACATCGCCTGCCGACAATCCGGAGACGAGCTGCTCGATACGCTCCCGATAGCGCTCGGCAATCTGCGGATGGAGGGCGACGACCGGAAAGGCCTCGTCTTCCCCAACCTCGATGCGGAGCGCATCCCGTTCGTTGACCCGCTGCTCGAGCATGGCCTTCAGGTCGAAGAATGAGCCACCACCATCGGCGATCGCCGCGACGAGGCGGTCCACTGCGGCCTCGGCCTTGGCAAGCTTCTGCTTCAGGCCGCGGCGAAACCGTGCCGTGTCCTTCGCCTGGCGCTCTCGCTCCAGATGGTACTCGCGGACGAGGAGGGACACGGCGTCGGCCGACAGAAGCTGCGATTGAAGCCCGGCGAGTACCCTCCGCTGGATCTCCGCGCCCTCCACGCGCTGCGCGTTGTCGCAGGTACCAGCCTCGCGGTGGCGCGTGCAGCCGAAACGGGTGTCCGCCACGACGGTGAAGCGACCGCCGCAGAGGCCGCAGCGGATCAGACCGGAGAGCAGGTGCTTGGGTCGACGGCGTCGAGGGAGGCTGGTTATGGCTGCTCGACTATTCCGCGCGTCTTGCGCGGCCTGCCACAACTCGTCGTCGACGATGCGGAGCTCTGGCACCTCGGCGAATGCGATTTGATCGCGGTCGTTGGGGCGCGAGACGCGGTTCCTGGTCTCGGGATCGCGCTTCATGTGAACGCGGTTGTAGGCAAAGCGGCCGACGTAGATCGGGTTGTGGAGCACGCCAATCATGCGCGCCTTGTTCCCGACGATAGCCGACGCACGCCATTCGCCGCCCCGCGCTGACGGGATGCCGTCCGCGTTGAGGTCGTGGGCGATCTTCTTCGGGCTCTTGCCGGCGACGTACTCGCGAATGATCCGGCGGACGACCTCCGCCTGATCCTCGTTGATCCGTCGTACGCCGGGGATCGGCTGGCCCCGCTCATCCAGCTGGTGGACGACATCGTAGCCGTAGCAGAGCCCGCCCGGGATCCGGCCACGCGAAACCGCACCACGCTGACCGCGTCGTATTTTCTCGGCGAGATCGCGCAGGAAGAGGGCGCCCATCGTGCCCTTCAGGCCGATGTGCAGCTCGTTGACGCTCCCCTCGGACAGCGTCTCGATCTGCACGTTGGCGAAGCTGAGGCGCTGGTAGATTTGCGCAATGTCCGCCTGATTGCGTGCGATCCGGTCGAGCGCCTCAGACAGGACGATGTCGAACGATCCAGCGGCGGCGTCCGCGAGCATCTGCGTCATGCCGGGGCGTCTGTTGCTTGCGCCGGAGATCGCGAGGTCGGCGTAGACGTCGACGACCTCCCACCCTTCGCGCTCGGCGCGGCCGCGGCAGTCGCGGACCTGATCCTCGGCGGAGGTCTGCGACTGGCGGTCGGACGAGTAGCGGGCGTAGATGGCGCAGCGGGGCATGAACGACTCCGGGAGGTGCTGGTGGACGCCACAGCATCCTCGGCCGCCATCTGGCGGGCAATGGTGCGTACGAGGTCGGCGATCACGCTGTTCATCGGCTGCTCACGCCGCAAGCTCCTCGGCATGGTCGCGATCGATCGCGATGATCGTCGGCGCGCAGGCGACTTCCCCGACGAACCCGAACCGCCGGCCGAGCAGCTCGTCGAGCGCGACGGACGGCGACGTCGCGCGCGCGCTCGATGGGCCGAGCACGGCGATGGGCTCGCCGTCGTTGGTGACGACCGCGGTGGCGATCCACGTTCCCGCCTCGGCCGACCACTCGACGACGATCGCCGGCGGCTGCCACATGAGCGGCGGCGGTAGATGCGCGATGCTCATGCGAGCTCTTCCTTCAGCTCGAGGGTCAAGAGACGGATGCGAGTGGACGTGCGCGCCCTTCCCAGCTCGGCCGCGATGGCGTCGATCTTCATGCCTTGGCGCGCGAGCTGAAGAAGCCTCGAATCCTCGGCCTCCGAAAAGTGCCTCACCGTACCCCCGAAACCATGTCCATGGGTCCGACGCTCGCCTCGAGTCGGGCGTCGGGATCTCGGTGACAGCGCCCCGGCCACCAGGCAGCGGTAATGCATGGCACCCGCGCTGACGCCGTAGCGGTCTGCAAGGCGCTGATAGGACCATCCCGCCTCGCGCAGCTCCGCCATTTCGTCGACTTGGGCGGCAGTGAGCTTGCTCATGCTGCCTCCTTCTCGGGCGCGATCACGTCCGCCTTGTCGTTGTCGGGCCCGGCCGGCGCCGGCATGAAGCGGAGGAGCGGGTGGACCCACGTGGAGGCCGCCCGGGCGCGATCAGCGCGGGCGCCGCGGACCTCTGCCCCGTTGACGAGCGCGACGAGGCGGGCGACCACCTCGCCGACCTTCGCCTTCGTCCAGGCGGTGAAGCTCTCTGGCTCGACCAGCGGTTCGGCCATCGCGAGCAGTTGGCCGCGCGGGATGCGGCCGAGGAGCTTCTCGCCGGGGGTCCAGTACTGGCGGACCATCACGTCGTGATTGTGGGCGTAGATGCCGAGTTGCCGCGCGAGCTCGTCGTGCGTCCGGACGCCGTAGCCGGCCGCGCCCTCTGCCAGCGACCGCTCGAGCGACCAGGCCGCCACCACCGCCTCAGCGAGCCGCTGCAGGCGTCCGTCTGACGCGCGATAGTCGGCGAAGGCGGACGCGAGGTCCTCGTCGGTGGCGAAGCTCTTTCGGCCGAGCTCCTCGAGCGCATCGCGCCAGCCCTTGTGCGCCGGCATCGCGCGGACGACGTCGATCGCGGCGGCGGGATCGCCCTCGGCCCCGATCCATTTGGCGACGCCGACGGCGCGCGGGCGGCTGTCGACCTCGAGGCCTAGGCGGAGCTGCGTCCACACCAGCCAGTCGCGCGCGACGTGGCCGCCCAGCTCGGCGTTCTCGATCAGCAGACCGCGCAGGATCGTGCGGCGGACTGAGCGGAAGACGTCGACGCTCTCGGCCGACAACCCTTCCTCCTCGCGTAGCGCGGCGTCGGCGATCTGCTTGGCGCCGTCATACTGCTGGCCGATCGCGGCGGCGGGGGCGAGCTTCTCGGCGGCGATCGCCGCGTCGGCCGCGCGGGGTGAGGCAGCTGCGGCAGCGGGGCCGCGCCGGTTGGCGTACTTGGCGGAGCGACTCGCCCACCAGTAGTCGACCGCGGCCTTGCCGCTCGGGTCGACGACGAGGCGCGCGACGATGTCGCCGTCGGGCAGGTCGACCTTGGCGGCGAAGTTGCCCGCCTGGACGCCCGAAGCGCGAAGGTCCCAGTCCGTAGTGGTGCCGTGCTTGTCCTTGGGCGGCTCGGCGATGAAGCGGAGATCAGGCCGGCCGGTGGCGCGGCGGACCTCCGTGCGCACGATGTCGAGCGCACTGTCGGCCAACTCGCGCAGCCGGTCGAGGTCGACCACGCGGTCGCGCGGCTGCTCGGCGGTGGCGAAGAGGTCGGGCTCGAGGCGCCCGCCGGCGTCGAGGTAGGCGCGCTCCCCGACGAAGGCGAGGAGCTTGGCGGCGTCGGCGTCGCCGATGCCGATCGCGGCGCGGATGCGGTCGGGGGGAACGGTGAAGGTGGCCGCACCGCCGCTCAGCCGCTGCCAGGCGGCGAGCTGGACGCCGGCGTCGGCGGTGGCACCGAATGCGCGCGCCTGGTCCTCCGAGATCCGACCCGCTGACAGCGCCTCGAAGATCGGCTTGGGCAGGTTGCCGAGGCGGAGCATGCGCGCGATCGCGGCCTCCTCCTGGCCGAGCGCGGCGGCGATCGCGACGACGCTGGCGCCGGTAGCTGACATGCGGCGGACGCCATCGAAGGTTTCGTACGGTTCCAGGTCGCGCCGGCCGATGTTCTCGACCATCGATTCGGCGAGCAGCTCGGCGTCGGAGAGGTTGGCGCGGATCTCGACCCGGATCGCGTGATCGCGGGGGAGATCACCGCGCTCGATCAGGTTCTTGAAGGCGCGGTACCGCCGGCCGCCCGCATGGGCACCCCACTTCCTGGTGTTGCCGCGCAGCGGGTGGACCAGGATCGGCTCGAGCTGCCCGCGCGCCATCAGCGACGCCTCCATCACCGCGATCGCCTTCGGGCTGGTGGCAGCGGGATCGATGCGGACATTGAGGGGCGACAGGCAGAGCTGGTCGATGGTGCGCGTAGTCGGCTCATGGACGACGGCGGCGGGCGTGCTAGGCATGGAGGGTCTCCGGCTTTGCGGCCGCGAGCACAGGTTTCGACGAGCGGCCTTCGGGTGCGCTCACACCCGCCGCGGGAACGGCGGGTGCGTCGAGGTCGGTGAGGGGCGCGCACTCCGGCGCGCGCCCTGAGCTGGCGGAGGCGATCGCCTCCTCGATGTCGATCTGCTCGGCCGTCGCCTGGCGCGCGCGGCCGCGTGTCGGCGGCGCGGCGAGGCGTAGCGCGGCGGCGACGCCGGCGGGTGTGATCTGCCACGCGCATCGGGCGAGCCGCTTGCCGTTGCGCGGATCATGGAGCGGCAGTGCGCGGGCGAGCCGATGACGCTCGAAGTAGCGAAGCATCGGCTGATCCGGTTCGGCCAACACAAGGCCGGTGCGGAGCCGCTCGAGCATGCCGCGCTGCTTCTTGGTTGAGGGGCCGAGAGCCATCAGCCGAGCGCCTCGCGAATCGTCGCGGCGCATCACTGGTCCGCGCCATCGTCAGCTGAGGCCGCTGCACGCTGGCGCATCGTCTCGCCGCCATCACCCCAAGGATCCACCGTAGAGCCGCCCAAGGTGCGCCAGAACGGGTCCTCGTGGCCGATCGCCACGAGCGCGGGGGGCGGCGTGTAGACGCCGCGCGCGTAGGCCGCGAAGTCGACGAACTCGGGCGCGCTCATAGCAGCCACCAGCGGAAGAGGTCGGCGACGATCGCCGCGGTGCCGGCGGCGTCGACCAGCGCGGCGATCACGGTGGCGGTACCGAAGCCGGCCGCGACGATCGCGGCCGCCTGGCGGCAGGTTAGCGCGGAAGGCCCGTCCGCCTCGAAAGCCTCGCACTCCGGGCAGTCGCAGCCGAGGACGTGAACCTCGGCGACCGCACGACGCATCGGGTGCGGCGCGATGCTGTGATGGCGGATGGCAGGGGGCATCAGCGCTTCTCCGGCTTATCCTGGGCCGCGCGCAGCGCCTCCAGGTTGATGACGATGAGGAAGAGCGGCGGGATCACCGCCGCGATGGCGAGGCGGGGTTCGTCGGCGATGACTGCGGCGATCGCGCAGCCGAGCAGGATGAGGGCGCAGACGTTGAGGCGGCGCATGATGCGGTGGGCCTGCGGGGTCATGATGCGCACGCGCTGCAGAGCCCTTTCTCCACCCACGAGCAGCCTTGCTTGTGCTCATCGAGGCAGGGGTCTTCCCAGCTGCAGCCGCAGATCCGGCAGAGCTCGGGCGGCAGCTTCGCCAGTCCCATGGCGATCGCCGCGAGGCGGGCGAGTACCTCGAGGTCGAAGGCGTAAACGGCGCGCAGCGCGACGATGGTGTTGAAGCTCGCCGGCACGATGTCGGCCTCGATCTGCTCGATCCAGTCGGCGCGGATGTGCTCGGGCTGCCGCGGCTCCGTCGCAACCTTGAAGGCGACCTCGATCGCCGACAGGCCAGCGGCTGATCGCCGCTGCTTCAGGTAGGCGCCCGGGGTCGGAGTCATCGCACCCCGCTCCCCGCCGGCGCGGCGATCGGCGCTGCCTTCGCCAGCGTGTGCTCGGCGCTGCGCACCGCGGCGCGCGCCTGGCCGAGGAAGCGTGCTGCCTCCTCAGACTCGACGCCGCTCTGGACAACCAACAGGTCGGCATCGATCGTGCGCAGCTTCGCGCGGTTGTCGTCGATGTCGTCGGTGTAGGACACGGCGGGTTCCAGGCAGCAGAAAGCCGCTCCCGGCCGCGAGGTGTTGCGGCGAGATCGGCAGGTGGTCGGCGGGTCTCGGGGGAGGGCGGCGCGGCCGCAGCGAGGCTAGGTCACGGGGGCTGCTCGAGGACCACAGGACGTTGGCGCTGTTGGCGAAGTGTCGCGATGGTATCGGCCCACGCCTCGTGAGCTTGTTCCGCTTCGCGCAGGGCACGATCGTGTGCCTGGTCGTCGGAGCCGGCGGCAAGGCACGCCGCGATCAGCGCGGCCGATGCCTCGCCGCTCTCGCGCGCGGACAGCTCGGCATGACGGCCGAGTGCAGCGGCGTCGGCGAAGCGCTCAGCGCCGTCGGCCTCAAGCAGCAGTCCGAGCGTCTGGTAGAGGGGGAAGGTTGGATCGCCCGCCGCGCGGCACGCCGAATCGAGGAGGCGGAGGTCGCGGACGGTCAACTCCTCGCGCTTGTCGGGATCTGACAGGTTGCGGAGGTAGGCTTCCGCCCGGCCAGTGACCGCGGCAGCCCGCTCGATCCCAAGCTCACCTAGGACGCGGTAGAGGGTGTTCTCCATCGTGACGGGCGCGCGCAGCTTGGTCATGCCGTCGCCCCGAAAAGCGGCGCCGATCGATGCAGACGATCGGCGCCGAGTTCATCAAGGGAGGATTGCAGACGAGGGGTAAGCGCGGCGCTGCTTCTCGATCCTGGGATGACGCCGCGCGAGGTCCGGCCAGTCTGCGAGCGGCTCGGAAGGGGGGAAGAGGGAGCGATGGTCACCGGGCGTGCTCGAAGCGGCCAGGCGCGGAGGTGATGGCAGCGACCGCTACTTGGCGGCTAGGCCCGGGCGGCGGAACATCGTCCTTGATGCCAAGGGCGACGGCAACACGGTGGGACGCGCCACGGACGCAACGACGATCACCGCGCAGCACCTCGAGGACGAGCTTCGCGGTGAAGCCGCGCTCGCGCGCCCACTCGCTGATGTTGGTACCGGAGGCGTCGAACTGCTCACGCGCTGCCAGCGCGCGATCGCGCAGGCTGCGTTGATCAGTGGAGACTTGCCGCCCGGACATGTGCAATGTGCCAATCTGTGGAAAGCTGGTGCCACATTGAACAGTAGGTCACATGAGTCAAGAGCAATTGTGCAGCTTGATTGAATTGGGTGACCGCCTGCGCGTGGAGCGTAAGCGCCTCGGGCTCAGGCAAGGTGACCTTGGTGGGCGCGTCGGAATCACGCTGCAGACGCAAAGCCGCTACGAGAACGGCACGACTGAGGCGGGCGTGCTCTACCTTGCGAAGGTCTCCGCCGAGGGCATCGACGCTGGCTGGGTCTTGACCGGCCGGCGTAGCGGTAGCGATCTCTCGGCTGATCAATCATCGCTCCTCGATGCCTTCAACGATCTCGGTCCGACCGATCGCGCCGTCCTCCAGCGACTCGCAGCGTCGCTGGCGGGCCGGCCGGCACCGGCAGCACTGGTGGCGTTGCCGAGCACGGGAGCGCTGACGGCGGCGTTTCAGGCGTTCCTGAAGGCGACGCCTGGTATGGACGAGGACGAGCTCGTTCATGAGCTCGCCACGCAGCTGCCCACCATCCTTCGAGCCGCCGAAGACGAGCTGCCCGCTGAGGCGTCGGCATTGAGCGATGAAGAGAGCGCAGCTCCGCCAGCTGCCGAGCCCGCGAGTCGCGCAAGCCGGCAAGCACGGCGCAGCTGATCGCGCACCGGCTACACCCGTACTCGCACCCCGGACTTGCCCGATACACTGGGCCGCTCACGCCGACTCGATCCTTCCGTTCCCGATCCGTTCCATAACGCAGATTGGTCCGGTCTGGCGACAAACCGTGCGCCCTCCTCCATTATCGTATCCATTCTGGCAGCATCGGGCACCGTCGGTGCGAAGACGCTTGCACTTCCACAGAACGCCACAATTATGCGCGGACAGTTTGGCGGGGGCATGCGTAACGTGAGGTTTGTGACTCGAGGCATTACGGTAGCTGCACTGGTCGGCCTGACGCCTCTCAACGCCGCTTCGCCTCAGGCAAGACGATCACCCCCCGCGAAGCGCGTCGCACGGCCAGCGAGCCCCAGACCGACCGACTCGCAAACGCTCGCTGCAACGTTAATCCAAAATTCGGTCCGGGCGGGGGATGACCTTTCCACCGCGTGCGCCACGCGGAATACGAAGGGCCTCCTCTTCGGGTTGGACGGTTTCTTCCACAAGCGTGATTTCACCAAAGGTGAATTCGAGACCAGCGCCGCGTACGAAGCTCGCATGGCTGGCATGGAAGGTACCCTCGCCGGCGATCGCGAGCTGATCGTATGCCAGTATCTCGACGACAACGAGGACGTTCGGTTCACGTATGATGCCGAGAAGCAGGCGTTCTCGACATCGTTCGACCAGCGGCTCCGCGCGGAGATCGATTGGAAGAAGACCGGATCGTACGTTTCAAAGACGCGTATGGGCGCGCGGGCGACTGTCACCTCATACTTCGGCATCGACTACTTCATCGATATGGCGGCGAGTACAATCAGCCCGAGCGCCGATTGCATCAAGGGTGGATACAGCTCCGTCAGCTTCACTGTACCGGTCCCGCTTGCCGAGGCGCCCGCGGTCAAAGCAGACGGCTACCTCGTCATCCTCGGGAGGTTGGCGAGCCCGTTCTACAAGCGGACGCAAACGACGGGCAGTCCGACCCTCGACGATCCCTCTGATGTCACGCAGGTCGAGATGACCGCCACCATCCGGCCGCGCGCCTTCTACATCGTCATGCCTGGCGGGAAGATCATCTGGCAGTGCGAGCTGAGCCGTCGAGGGGGAGATGCCGCCTCATGAGCGAGACAGAGGATGAAGCGGCTTGGCGGGAGACCGTTAGACAGCCGGCGACTAGAGAGGAGCTCATCGACGTCATCTTCACTGACAAACTGCACGTGCTGATCGGCGGCTAAGCCGGGGTATCGCTGGGGTAGATCGACATGGATCGCACCGCCTTTCCCCGGGTGGCGACGATCGCGGCGGAGGTGATCTCCGCCGCGTCGAGCTATGATAAATTTTTTCGTTGCTAAGGAACTTGCACATGGGTTCGAATGCAGGCTTTCGCATACGCCTTCGGGCGCGAATCGGAAAAGCTTTCTCGATCGAACATAAATCGATCAAATTCGAAGTCCTTGGGCATGAGGTCGACGTAAGCTCACAGATCGCCGAACAGTCCCTCTCCGAAACACGCTGGCTCATATTCCGCGCGGGGCCCTTTGACACCGAAGGGGCGGCCTATGATTACGGTTGGGAGCTGCGACGGCGTTTAAACATCGCGGCAGCGGCATCATATCTTGGCATCGATACTGGTGACGATAAGCCTACAGGCTGGATAAATCCAGACTTTGCTCGGGAGCAGGGTCTTATAGGGATAGATGATCGATTATATCCCAACGTTCACGGACTAATTGTTTGCCCGGACGATGGACGCAACCGTTTCGCGAACGCACATGCCGAGGCGACGATGCGCACCGATCCTGCGCAAATGATCGGCGCAATGACCGATCTCGACTGCGATATTCCGCAGTTATCGACTTCGACTGCGATCAGTCTTCAGCTATTCAACACTGCTCTGATGGTCCCTGATCACCTTGCACAGATTGTGCTGACAGTCGCATCCGTGGAGCAGCTTGGCCGGAAGGAGCGATGGGCTGGTGAGCAGGTGCAGTTCATCAAACAACTAGCGCAAGAAGCGCGTTCCGGAGCCGCCGCCGATGAGGAGGTGGCCGCAGCGATTGAGAAGATTACGCGAGTGGGTGTTCTTGAGAGCACTCGCCGAGTGCTTAGACGCCTCGATTTAGAAAATCTGATCCGTGCCTGGAGCGATCTGTATGGAAAGCGTAGCAAGCTCTTCCACGAAGGTAGCATGGGATCTACATACGAAGTTGCAGAACTCGCATGGGAAGCGGTGCGACTGAGTGGAAAAATCGTCCTTCGGGCTGTTGAACAGGAGGGCGTGGAGCTACCACGCGCAGCAACGGTCCATTACGCGTAATTCCACAGCTTGGTTGCGGATGGCCTTCGCACGGAGATGCGGCTGCGACCACGGCGACGAACGTCTCCGCCGCGATGTTTTCCAGCGGACCTCCGGATCAGCATCACGGTATGGAATGCTCAGCAGATGGTAATCGACTGGGATGCGACTGGCTCAATGATGCAGGGATGGGGGTCGATCCTTACGCTGCCTGTGCTAGTTTGGGCGGCTGTACAAGGGCGGCAGACTATTAAGGACTACAGCATCCAGAAGCGTAGCGATAAACACATTGATGCAGCAGAGCGGATATTAACCGCAGCTTACAACGCGCGCTTAGCTATCGAAGGTGTGCGATCCCCCTTAATCGAAGGTCGTGAGATTGCAGAGGCGCAACGACGTATCGATGAAAATGGTGAAGACCTTAGCGTGGTTAATCCCGCTCGCCTGCAGCGGGCCTCCACGACTCAAGTCTTCTACACGCGGCTCAATAGCATTGCAGAGGAGATCGCTGCCGTCTGGGATGCAGTGCCAATCGCACTCGCGTACTATGGTGAGGATGTGAGTGAGGCCCTTCGCCAAATCGCTCAGCAGCGCAGAGTAATCCAAGTAGCAGCGGACGGATACCTTGACGACGACGGATCGGACAAGGAGTTTGCCAAATCGCTGCGCCTCACTCTTTACCGGGGACTGGGTGAGAAAAATGATCCTGTAACGAGCAAAATTAAGTTGGCTGTTGAGCTACTAGAAACGCGCCTACTCCCTGTCCTGCGCAACGACGAAGGTAGCAAATAACAGGCATCACGAAACGAAGGGCCGACCGGCTAAGCCTTACCCATCAGCGTGGCTGTCGCGCTGTAAATCGTGGAGGATCGATGGCACGCACATCGCCAGCAATGCTGTTTGTGGCCGGGCGTTCATATGTGGATGCCATGGTAGCACTCGAGACGCGCATCACCTCAGGTGAGCACTCCCCAGCTATGCCGTTCTACCTGCTTGCCGGATTTGCCGTCGAGTTGGTGCTCAAATCCGCCGTACAGATCGGATGCTACGATAACGATCGTACGATCATGAAGCTTGGGCATGATCTGAGCGCTTGCTACTCAGCGGCGTTAGCCGCAGGCTACAAGCCTTCCGATGAAGCGTTCTTCCGGCTGGTCATCGACCAGCTATCGCCGTCGCACAAGCTTTTTCAGTTCCGATATGTTCCGGAGGTCGACACCATCCGAGTTCCGAGCGCTAAACGGACGCTCGACGTTGTGCAACGGATCACTGAAGAGCTCGAAAGCTCACTGAGTGTCTGGGAGCAGCCGTGACGTAGCACGGTGACGTGGTCGCGCTTCCCATAACTGATCGGTTCAGGCTATGTTCTCCTCTTCGGGAGTGCAGTCGTGAACATGATGCAGGGAGCGTTTCGTCCAATCGTTCCAAGGCGGGTTGAGGCTCTAGCCTTCATCATTCAGCGCATCCGTGGCTCGGGGACAGCGCCGAGCTACGGCGAGATCGGGCGGGCAATGAATCCGCAGGTGCAGGGCAGCCGCGCGCGCCAGTACGTCGAGCAGCTGGTGAAGCTCGGGGTAATCGCGCGCCACCCCGCGTCGCGACGCGGCATCATGATCCGCGACCACGCGCGCTGCCGGCAGCTGATCGATGAAGCGCTCGGAGCGCAGGGCTGGTACCACGCGGCCGAGCTTGGCGAGCTCGAGCCGCCCCACTGCACAATTGAGCAGCTGCCCGTGCTGCCGCTGATCGAGCTACGGCCCCCCATAGATTGAGCGGGGGCACCATGGGCGTCGACACGAAGAGCATGCGGGAGATCGTCGACGCGGCGCCGGGCGACCGGATGGCGATGCGCAAGAGCGACCTGCACGCCCTGATCGACGCCGCCCCCGGCGACCACGTCGCGATCGAAAAGGGGCAGCTGCGCGGCTTCCTCGGCGCAATCGACCTCGGCCGCGTCGCCGACCAGCTCGCTGCACACGCCGGCGAGCTGCGCGCCATGGCGATCGCCGTATGAGCGACAAGCCGCACCCCGCAGCGATCGACGTCGCTGGCGCCTGGTACCTGCGCGACGCCAAGGGCAGCCTCGTGCCGATCGGCCTGGTGAGGGCCGAGGATCTGCTGATGGACGAGCTTGTCCGAAATTGGCTGGGCAAGGCCGGTGAGCTGAACGCTATGCTGCGCTCGTTCAAGCAGGCCGCGTTCGAGGAAGTGGGTGCCTTCCAGGCGCTGCTCGCGCAGCACTACGAAGCCACGATCGGCGGCAAGAAGGGCAACATCACGCTGACGTCGTATGACGGCTGCGCGAAGGTCCAGGTGGCCGTGGCGGATCTGCTGGAGTTTGGCCCCGAGCTGCAGGTAGCCAAGCAGCTGATCGACGAGTGCCTGCGCGAGTGGTCGGCCGACAGCCGCGACGAGATCCGCGCGCTGGTCGACCGGGTCTTCGCCGTCGATAAGGATGGGCAGATCAGTCACACGGGTCTGTTCATGCTGCTACGCGTGGAAATTCCGGACGATCGCTGGCAGCGGGCCATGAAGGCGATCCGCGACAGCATGCGAGTGATCGGCTCGCGCACCTATGTTCGCTTCTACGATCGCCCCGCGCCGGACGCCGGTTGGCGTGCAGTAGCGCTGGACCTCGCCTCGGCGTGATGCAGGTCGCAGCCAGGCCATTACCGGCGGACGGCCGGGCATCGCTGTGGGCGATCCTGCGCACGAGCGCGGGGCGCACGCTGGCGCTGGCCGAGTCGCTCGAGCGGCACGGCATCGAGGCGTGGACGCCATCCCGGCTGCTGCGACGGCGCCGTCCGCGCAGCCAGAAGACGGTCGAGCTGACGGTGCCGATCATGCCGAGCTTCGTCTTCGTGCGTGCCGGGCACCTGCCCGCGCTGGCGATCGCGGCCGAGCTGCCGATCAGCCCGCACCCGCCATTCTCCATCTTCCGCCACGCGGGTCGCATCCCCCTCGTCGCCGACCGCGAGGTGGCGGGTGCGCGGGCCGAGGAGGACAAGGCTCGCGAGGACGAGGCACGGGCCCAGGCGAAGAAGCACCGCCGTATCTTCGAGAAGGGGCAGCGGGTTCGGGTCAACTCCGACGCATTCACCGGGCTCGAGGGCGTGGTCGAAGATGGCGGCGACGGCAAGTTCGCGCTGGTCGCGTTCGGCGGTGCGGTGAGCCTGTCGATCTCGACCTTTCTGTTAACCCCTGACGAGGTAGAGGCCGCTCTTCCCCGCGCGGCCTAGCCCGCGTGGCTTTTGATACCGCGGCTTAGGCCGACCACTGCGCCGCTAGAGCGGCCCGCGACGAGCTAATTGGACCGGCTTCGGCTGCCCTCGTCCCCACCGCTTCAGGAGGCCTGCTCCGAGGCGTACGCCGAAGGTTGCCGGAGAGACGCCGGCTCATCCCCATAGCCGCCACACGGGCCTGCAGCGTCGCTGCGGGCTCGTCACGCACGTCCGGAGGCCCATGGCCCGCACCACGCCCCCCACCGCTGGCCAGCGCCTCCGTCGCGCAGCCGAGCAGCTGCTTGACCTCGCCGATCGCGCCGAGACGCCGCAGCGCAGCCTCGTCGCGGTCGAGATGCTCCACAACGAGATTGAGACCGTCGCCGGTGAGGTGCGCGCCGTCGTGCGCGGTCGCGGGTTCGCATGATCCGAGGCCGCCTAGCACCGCTGCTCGAGGGCGTGCGGGTCCGCCAGGCGCTCAGTAGGACGGCGCAGGTGCAAGCCTCGCTACGCCCTTTGAAGACTCAGCCTCCACCTGGAACCCGCTCAGCTGAAAGCGAACGGGATCGGCTACCGCCGATTGCGCTGCAGTAGCTGCTGCGCGATCATCATGGCATGATCACGATTCGAGACTTCTTCTGGCAAAATCCTTGGGCGCTGGCGATATCGACCGTCGGCTCGCTTATAGCGATGGCGGTCCTTCTTGTGCCCCCGCTTTGGCGCGTGATCGTCTTTGTGCATCGTGCTGTGTCGTCATCGCTTGCAGAAGCCAATAGACGGAAGTCGATCAGAGAAACTCAGCTGGCATTGCGATGCCTGAACGCACCAAGCTTCTACATCTCGACAATGATAAACATGGTCATTCTGCATCTAGTGCCCATGCTATTCCTCGTCCAAAACGTGGTCGACATAGCACTGCCCCCAACAGGGGCTGTGCCGTTGTCGGAAATTAGAGGATTGGCTTGGTGGACGTTTGTGTCGTCGATCGCCGCTGTATCAATCGGCTTCGTTCTCCTCATCACGCGCGTCAGCAGCTTGAGCTTTAGGGTTTCGAGAATTGAGTATAGGCGACTGCGGCAACAGCGAAGGGCCCTACTTAGTGCACGCCGATCTCAGATTGCAGCTAATCAATCTTGAAGACTTTTTGTGAATATCATGACGCGGAGCTTGCGGCAGAGGAATAGCTGCGGGCGTACACGTGGGTAAGCTGAAAGCTCTAAGTAGCCGGCTTTATACGCTGGAACCAACTCTTGGCTCGTTAGCACCAGTGGAGCGCAGCGCGACTGCCAGCCGGCAGCTCTTCGCGCCGTGGCGATCCTGGTACAAGTCGGCGCGATGGCGCGCGCTGCGCCTCGTCATCTTCGCCCGCGACCTCTACACCTGCCAGTGGCGCGGGTGCGGCTTCACCACCGCCGACACGTCGCTCCTCGTCGCTGACCACGTCGACCCGCACCGCGGCGACGAGCGTCTCTTCTGGTCGACCGACAACCTGCAGACGCTCTGCAAGCCCTGTCACGACCGCCACAAGCAGCGCGCAGAGCGCGCCGCGATGCGCTGACCCCGACCGGGGGGGGGGGATCGCTCCCTAGCGAGGGCCGACCCCCTGGACCCCTATGGCCCCCACGGAGAGAAAATTTCCTGGTGGGCGGTTCGGGGTGCGCACTTTCGGCCGGGAGGGCTGACCCATGGCAGCCCGGAAAACACCTTCGCAATGGGCGCGCATCGAGCGCGAATACTTGGCGGGTGAAGACTCAATCCGGGAGATAGCTGATCGGAACGAGATTTCCGAGGCGGCTATTCGGAAGCGGGCGAAGGCCGAGGGCTGGGAACGACCGGTACGCAGCCGCGAACCGGTGCGCACTTTGCTCCCGGTGCCGCGATCGCCGGCCGCGCAGCCGGTCGAGCCTCCGGCACCGCGCTCCAACGTCGAGATCGCGGACCATGCCCGCCAGCTGGTCGGCCGGATGCTTGACGAGCTCGACACGGTCACCGCCTACCAGGGCGAGCTCGAGGAGATCATCGAGGACGCCACGGCCGAAGACGACAACGAGCAGCGCCGAGACGCGATGATGAAGGCGATCTCGCTGCCGGCTCGTTCGCAGATCGCCAAGAACCTCGCCGGCGCGCTGAAGACGATCAACGAGGCGGCCGGCCCGCAGCAGGGCAAGAAGGCGGCCACGCAGGAGCGTGCGACGGCGATCGGCCGCAAGTTCGGCTCGATCGGCGCGCCCACGGCCAAGTCGATCAACTAGGGTGCCGACCTGGTCGACGGCGTGTCCGGACTGGAAGACGAGGATTCGCGAGCGACGCACGCTGATCCCGTTCTCGCCGCTATTTCCCGCCTCGGCCGAGGCGAAGATGGAGGTCTTCAAGGCGCTCCGCATCGCCGACCTCGGGACCAACCCGGCCACTGGCGAGACGTGGACGATCGGGGAGTCGGCCGACGATTGGCTGCTCGACTTCGCGGCCGCGTTCTTCGGCGCCTACGACGCTGAGACGGGTGAGCAGCTGATCCGCGAGGGCATGCTGCTGGTCTCGAAGAAGAACACCAAGTCGACGATCGCCGCCGGCATCATGCTCACCGAGCTCATCTGCGGGTGGCGGCCGTCGGACGAGAACCTGATCCTCGCGCCCACGATCGAGGTCGCCGGCAACAGCTTCAAGCCCGCCTGCGACATGATCCGCGCGGACGAGGAGCTCGCCGATCTGCTCCACATCCAGGAGCATATCCGGCTCATCACCAACCGCGACACGAAGGCGACGCTGAAGGTGGTGGCGGCCGACGCAGCGACGGTGTCGGGCAAGAAGGCGAGCCGCGTGCTCGTCGACGAGCTCTGGCTCTTCGGCAAGCGGCCGAACGCCGACGCCATGTTCCGCGAGGCGACCGGCGGGCAGGTGTCGCGGCCGGAAGGCTACACCCTCTACCTGACGACGCAGTCGGATGAGCCCCCCGCCGGCGTGTTCAAGGAGAAGCTGGCCTACGCCCGCGACGTTCGCGACGGGAAGGTGGAGAACCGCGAGTTCCTGCCGGTCCTCTACGAATTTCCGGAGGAGATGCTCGAGGCCGACGAGCACCTCGATCCCGACAACTTCTACATCACCAACCCCAACATGGGCCGGTCGGTCAGCCAGAAGTGGCTCGACGCCGAGTTCCGGAAGATCGAGAACGCCGAAGACGGCACCAAGCAGGTCTTCTACGCCAAGCACCTGAACGTCGAGATCGGCGTCGGCCTGCGTCACGACGCATGGATCGGCGCCGTCTACTGGGCGCAGGCCGCGGCGGCGCACGATATTTGGGACGGATCGCTCGAGGGCTTCCTCCAGCTGGTCGAGGTGGCCGTCGCCGGCATCGACGGCGGTGGCCTCGACGACCTCTTCGGCCTGGCGCTGCTCGGCCGACTCCGCTCGGACCCGCGCACCTGGCTCATGTGGAACCGCGCCTGGGCGCACCTCGACGTATTCGAGCGCCGAAAGGACATCGTCAGCCGACTGCGCGACTTCATGAAGCAGGGCGACCTGATCCAGTGCGCCGAGCCTACGCAGGACCTGGTCGAGGTCGCCGACCTGCTCGAGCGGGTGAAGGATGCCGGCCTCTTCCCGGACGAGGCGGCGATCGGGCTCGACCCGCAGGGCGTCGCCGCGCTGGTCGACGAGCTGTCCGGCCGGGGCTTCACGCCGGCGCAGCTGGTGGCGGTACCGCAGGGCTTCCGCCTCACCGGCGCGATCAAAGGGTCCGAGCGCAAGCTGAAGGACGGCACGCTGCTCCACGCAGGGCAGCCACTGATGAGCTGGTGCGTCGGCAATGCGAAGGTCGAGCCGCGCGGCAGCGCGATCCTGATCACCAAGCAGGTGTCGGGCACCGCCAAGATCGACCCGCTGCTCGCCGGCTTCAACGCCGTCCAGCTGCTCACTCGCAACCCGAGGGTCTCGACCTTCGAATACACAGGGATGTGAGCATGAGATTTCTAGACCGTGCTCGCGCGGCGGGCTCAGCCTGGCGCAGCGGCACCGAGACGAGCACCACCGCGATCGCGGCGGCCGACGAGCCGGCCGGGATGCCGATGGGCTCGGCGCAGGGCACGATCGTCGGCGCCGAAGACGGCTTGAACGACGTCGGCGGCATGACCTTCCTCAACCTGCTCGGCGGCGGCCGCGGCGCGCCGATCGGCGAGGGCGAGGCGCTGTCCGGCCCCGCGGTGCTGCGCGCGCTCGAGGTGCTGACCGGCCTTTTCGCCATGTGCCCGCTGGTCTACTACAAGCGCGCCGGCGACGGGAAAGACCGCGTCGACGAGGCGCCGCAGGCGCTGATGCTGCGCACTCGCGCGAACGACGTCCAGAACGCGTTCCTCTTCAAGGAGCTGCTGCTCGGCGACCTGCTGATGACCGGCCGGTTCGGCGGGTACATCCATCGCGACACCCTCTACCGACCGGCCAAGCTCACCCGGCTCAACCCGCGCGGTATCGCGCCGGTGCAGCACTGGGACAGGACCGACTGGCTCGAGGTCTTCTACGACACCAACTTGCCCGACGGCAGCCGCACGCGGCTCACCCGCAACGATCTGTGGTTCATCCCCGGCTTCACCCGTGACGGTCTGGTCGGCCTCGACCGGCTGAAGCTGCTGCAGGACACCTTCGAGGCAGCGGCGGCGACGTCGGCGTTCGCAGCGCGGTTCTGGAAGAACAATGCGCAGCCGTCGACCATCCTGACGGCCAAGTCGAAGGTCGAGGCGGCCGAGAAGCAGCGCATCCGGGCCGACTGGAAGGGTCGGTTCTCCGGCCCGCAGAACGCCGGCGAGGTCGCCGTGCTCGACCAGGAGATGGAGGCGAAGCTCCTCAGCCACGACAACGCCAAGAGCCAGTATGTCGAGGTCCGCAGCTTCTACGTCGTCGAGATCGCGCGCGCGTTCGGCGTGCCCCCGCACGTCCTCTACGAGCTGAGCCGCGCGACCTTCTCCAACATCGAGCAGCAGAGCCTCGAGCTCATCCTCTACTCGATGATGGGGCACTTCGAGCGCGTCGCGGCCGCGGCGACGCACCAGTTCGCCGAGGACGGCCACTTCTTCGAGTTCTTGCCCGATGCGCTCCTGAAGGGCGACATCAAGAGCCGGTACGAGGCCTACGGCACCGCGATCGACAAGGGCATCCTCAACCCCAACGAGGTCCGCCGGCGCGAGAACCTCAACGATCGCGAGGGCGGCGACGAGTACCGCGTCGGCTCCGGATCGCAGGTCGAGGGGCAGCAGCCTTCGGCGCCGGACGATCACCGCCCCCCTGAGCAGACCCCGCCGAAGCGCAAGCTTCCGGCCGACGACGAGGAAGACGCATGAACAGCCACGTGCTGGCCGCGATCCGATCGCAGCCTTGGGCGATCATGCCCGGCTATCTCGAGGCGATTGAGGCGGTCGCGCTGCGCGTCCTCGATCACCCGGCGCTGCTCGCCGTGAAGGACGACGGCCACGTCGAGCGCCAGATCGGCGCGGTGGCCCGCATGGGCGAGCGCGCGCCGGGCACCCGCAAGGCGATGCTGCGCGACGGCGTCGGCATGCTGCCGCTCAGCGGCCCGATCTTCCCGCGCGCGAGCATCATGACCGAGCTGTCGGGCGCGACCTCGCTCGACGTCGCCGCGGCCGACCTCCGTGCGCTGCAGTCGTCGCCCGACGTGCGTAACATTCTGGCGGTGATCGACAGCCCGGGCGGCGCGGTTGCCCAGGTCAACGATTTCGCCCGCCTCGTCGCCGCCTCGCCGAAGCCGGTGTCGGTCCACATCACCGGCCTGTGCTGCTCGGCCGCCTACTGGATCGGCAGCTCGGCCGCGGGCGGGATGAGCATGGACCCGACCGGCGTCGTTGGCTCGATCGGCGTGCTGATCTCGACCTCCTACCAGGTCGAGGCCGACCAGGATGGTCGCCGCGACCTCGAGATCGCCAGCTCTAACGCGCCGAACAAGCGCCCCGACCTCTCCACGCCCGAGGGCCAGGCGGTGATCCGCGCGATGCTTGACGGCATCGAGGAGATCTTCATCGCCAGCGTCGCTCGCGGCCGCGGCGTCACCGAAGCGGTGGTGCGGCGCGAGTTCGGCGCTGGTGGCACGCTGACCGGCAAGGCGGCGAAGGCTGCCGGCATGGTCGACCGGATCGAGGCCGACGGGCTCGAGGGCGCGATCGCGCGTCTCGCTCGCACCGGCTCCACCACTCCGCGCCGGGATCGCGCGGCGAATGCCCTGACCCTGGCGCGGCTGCGCGCCTGATCCCCCGACCTTCAACCCAGGAGAAGTGACCATGCGCATCACCGCGCTCAATACCGCCCTCGCGGCCGCGCTGGCGGCCATGGACGGCCTGCTCGCCACGGCCACTGCCGACGGCGATCGCGACCTTACCGCCGAGGAGCAGGCGACGTTCGACGGCCACAAGGCCGAGGCTGACAAGCTCAAGAGCAAGATCGCCGTCGAGCAGGACCTCCTCGACCGCAAGGCGGCGGCCGCCACGCCGATCACCGTCCCCGGCGTCACCGGCAACCAGCCCGGCACCGTGCCGGCGGCCGTGGAGCAGAAGGCCGAGGCCGGTGACATGGTCGGCCGCGTCGCGATCGCGCTCGCTGCGACCGGCGGCATGGACCAGCGCGCCATGGCCGCCCACGCCGCGGGCATCTGGGGCGACAGCACCGGCCAGATCGTCGCCAACATGGAGCAGTCGACCGCCGTTAAGGGCGGCTATCTCGTCGACACCGCCTACAGCCGCGACTTCATCGGCCTACTCCGCCCCCGCGTCGTGATCCGCCAGCTCGGCGCGCGCTCGGTGCCGATGCCCGACGGCAACCTGACGATGCGCAAGCAGACCGGCTCGACCACGGCGGGCTATGTCGGCGAGCGCACGCCGGCGCCCGTCACCGACCTGACCGTCGACCAGCTGAAGATGTCGGCCAAGACGCTGCGCGCGCTGGTGCCGATCACCAATCAGCTGATCCGCCGCGCGTCGTTCGGCGTCGACCAGATGGTGCGCGACGATCTCGTCACCTCGGCGGCGATCAAGGAGGACCAGCAGTTCACCCGCGGCGCGGGCTCGGCAACGGCGCCGACCGGCCTGCGCAATCTGCTGCTCGCCGGCAACGTGCTGACGATGACGGCCAATCCGACGCTGCAAACGGTCACCTCGGATCTCGGCCGCATCCGCCTGAAGGTCATTGGCGCGAACGTGCCCATGGCGAAGTGCGGCTGGATCATGAGCCCTCGCACGGTCATGTTCCTCGGCAACCTGCGCGATGGCAACGGCAACCTCGCCTACCCGTCGATGAACGAGGCCTCGCCGACGCTCTTCGGCTACCTGGTCGGCGTCACCACGTCGGTCCCCGACAACCTCGGCGCGGGCGGAAACGAGTCGGAGGTCTACTTCGGCGACTTCGAGCAGTTCCTGATCGGCGACACCTACCAGGTGACCCTCGCCGCCTCGACCGAGGCCGCCTACGACGACAACGGCACGATGCGCTCGGCCTTCTCCAACGACGAGACGGTGATCCGTCTCATCCAGGAGCACGACACGCAGCTGCGCTACGACGCGGCGTTCGCGGTCCTGACCGGCGTCACCTGGCAGCCGTAACGGCCGCCACCCCCACCATCGTCGACCTAGCGGAGGCGCGATCGCGCCTCCGCGCACCGGAGAGCCACCATGGCCGTCAAGTTCCTGAAGTCCTGCCAGCAGGGCAGCCTCTACAACGAGGGCGAGATCGCCGCCTTCGACGAAGCGACCGAAAAGACTCTCGTCGAGCAGAAGTTCGCCGAGACGTACAAGAAGCCCGCCGCCCAGGTGCAGGCCAAGACGGGCGCCTGACGTGGTCGACGAGGCGGCGACCGACGGCGCGGTGCTGACGATCGCCGCTGCGCGTGACCACCTGCGGGTGAGCGGGAGCGTGGCGGCGACGTCGATCGCCCCGCTCATCACCGCGGCCGAAGGCCGCATCGAAAGCTTCCTCGGTCGATCGCTGGTCGGCAGCGATGGTTGGGTGTCGGCCGATCAGGTCCCGCCGCTGGTCGCCCACTGCGTCAAGCTGGCGCTGTCCGACTTCTACGTGAACCGCGAGGCGCCCGAGCTCAGCGACGATCAGCTCCGACCGATGATCGGTCGCCACCAGCGTTTGTCGCTCTGATGATCACTGTTCGTCCCGGCGATCGCGACACCGAGGTCCGGATCGAGCGCCAGGTCGCGAGCACCGCCTTCCGCGGTGCCGGCAAGGAGACCTGGGAGCTGCTCGACACCGAATGGGTCGAGCTGCGCGACGCCCTGCCGAGCCGCGGCGAGCAGGCGGCCGGCGGCATGCCGGTGGCGACACGCCGCGCGCGGCTGCGCATGGACTGGCGGGGCGACGTCCTGCCCGACATGCGGATCGTCGCCGGCGATCGCGTCATGCAGATCGTCTCCGGCCCGGTCGAGCTCGGCCGACGCGCAGGGCTCGAGATGGTCGTCGAGGATTACAGCTCGACCGCGAAGTCGGCCTGATGGCGACCAGGCGCGGCGGCTCGGCGGCTGCGGCGAAGATCCGCGAGCTGCAGGCGTTCCTCGAGCGCGTACTGCCCGGCGCGGGCCGCGCCGGGGGGAAGGTCATCGCCGAGGACGCCCGGCAGACGCTCGGCGGGCGGCGCGCCGACACCGCCGGCGGTGGCAAGGTGCTGATCGCCAACTCGGTCAAGGTGAAGGTCCGCCGCAAGGGCACCACCATCCGCGTGCGCATCACGCTCGACGGTCCCGGCGCTTACGTCGGCCGCTGGCTCGAATACGGCACCGCGCCCCACCTGATCAGCGTCACCGACGAGGCTCGCGAAGGCCGCAGCGTGTCGCGCATCAACAAGCTGGCGGCGGAGGGGTCGCTGGTCATCGGCGGCAAGTTCGTCGGCCAATCCGTCTTCCACCCGGGCGCGAAGCCGCACCCGTTCCTGCGGCCCGCGCTCGATCAGCGCCAGGGCGACGCGATCGCCGCGATGCAGACCTACGTCACGTCCCGCGCGGCTCGCGCGAGCATCGCCGGCACCGAACCGGGAGGCGACGAATGACCGGAGCCGACATCGTCGGCGAGCGCCTCCGCGAGCACGCGCAGCTGCTCGCGATTGTGCCCGTCGCCAAGATCATGGGTGGACGTCTCGGCCTGGTGGCCGCGCCCGCTATCCTCGTCCGGACGATCAGCAGCGTTGATCTCGACGCGCTGAAGCTCACGGGCACGAAGCGGATCGTCGACCGGGTTTCCGTCACCGTCCGCGCCCGCGATTACGACGAGCAGATCCGCCTCATCATCATGATCGGCGAGATCGCTGCCGACCGCATCCCGGCGATCGGCGGCACCACCGACGCATCGATCCGCTCGGCCGGACGCGGCCCCGACCTTGAGGGGCCCGGCGACAGCTTCGAGCAGGCGCAAGATTTCCGGGTCACCTTCATCCGACCCGCTTCCTGAGGAGAACGACCATGTCCGATACCGAGATCAAGACCGTGCGCGCCAAGACCCTGCGCGACTTCACCGACGCCGGCACCGAGCGCAGCTACACCGCCGGCGACATCATCGAGGTCAGCGAGGGCGTCTTCGGCAACTACCAGGCCGCGCGCTTGGTCGAGGCCGCGCCCGCCGAGACGCCTGCCGAGGGCGACGCCGCCAAGTCCGGCCGCACCCGCGGCTGACCCGCTCACCCGTCGCGAGGCGGGTGATCCCGCGTCGGCATCCCGCCGGCGCGTCATTCAGGAGAAAAGCCGATGGCCGGCTCCACCGCCGCGGGCGCAACGCTCGCTATTTCCGCCGCTGCGCCCGCGACCAAGGACGCTGCCGGCTTCGCCGCGCTCTCGTTCACCGAGGTCGGCGGCGTCGAGAAGATCGGTTCCTTCGGGTCGAGCTTCGAGAAGGTCGACTTCCAGCCCCTCAAGGGGCCGAAGGAGAAGTACAAGGGACCGGTCGATTACGGCGCCCTCAACCCGTCGATCGCGATCGATCGGAGCGACGCCGGCCAGACGCTGATGCGTACCGCGGCCGACGACGAGACGCAGAAGCTCTACAGCACCCGCGTCACCTTCCCCGACGGCTCGAAGGGCTATAGCCAGGTCCGCGTGTTCGGCATGCCCGACACCGTGGACGCCGCGGCCTCGATGCTGATGGCGAACCCGACGTGCGAGATCTGCGCCAAGCCGGTCTTCGTCCCCGCGGCTTAAGCCGCTCGCCCGCTTTCGGGCGGGCGCCACCTGATCAACCCCCTCCCGGCGCCCGCGACGCCGGCTTCTCTTTGCACCGGCTCGCCCCGCTCGTCGCGGGTTCGCGGGGCGGGTCGGTGCGCCATCCTCCCGCGAAGGAACAACCATGAAGCGCTTCAACATCCTCGCCCTGGCGGTCGCCAGCTCGGCCGTCATCCACGTCAAGGACGCCAGCGGCGAGCCGGCCTACGCCGACGCCGAGCGCACGCTCCCCGTGCGCATCCACGTCCACGGTCCCGGCACCAAGATCGCCGGCATCGTCGAGAGCCGCCAGTCCGCCCGCGCGCTGAAGCGCATGGAAGAGAACGACGGCCGGATCACCGCCCCGACCGCCGAGGAGCGCAAGGCTGAGGCCGCGGCGGACCTCGCCTCGCTGACCAAGGGCTTCGAGAATTTCGGCTACGGCGACGATGACAGCCTCGACGGTGAGGCGCTGTTCCAGGCCGTCTACGCCGATCCGTCGCTCGGCTTCATCACGAAGCAGGTCGCCAAGCACTTCGGCAACTGGGGAAACTTCAGCGCCGCCTCGACCAACGGCTGACGCTCTGGGTCCGGCAGCTGGCGTGGTGGCAGGCCACGCCGAAGCCGGACCCTCGTAGCAAGCGCGCTCGATCTGAAGAGGTCGAGCAGCGGGTCAGCCGGGCCGAGACGGCGCGTAGGCGCAAGTCGTCGCCACGGATGCCGCCAAACCCGGCTCCACATCTTACCGGTTGGCTCGACGAGCTCGGGATTACCGAGGCCGGCGCAATGGCGGCCGTGCCGATCAGCTGGCGCGAGATCCAGGCGTGGCACGATAGCCTCCATCTGCGGCTCGAGCCCTGGGAGCTGCGGCTCCTGAGGAAGCTCTCCAAGGCGTATGTCACTGAGAGCCGCGAGGCCGAGAGCGAGCACCGCCCACCGCCCTGGCGCGCGGGCGTGTCCGTCGAGGAGCAGGCGGCCGACGTGGTCGATCTCCGCGCCCTATTCAGCTGACCAACCACCAACCCGGGAGGACGCCGATGTTCGACGACGACGCTCCCGGGTTCGGTGTCACCTTCGAGATCGATGGCGGCGCCTCGATCGCGGAAGCTAATATGCTCGCCGAGGTCTTCGAGTCGGCCGAGGCCAAGATGCTCGTCAGCGCCAAGCGCATCGAGCAGGTGACCAGCGGCATGATCAACCTTGGCGGCGCGACCGCAGAGGTGAAGTCGTTCGGCATGGCCGCGACACGCGAGCTGGCGGCAACCGCGCGCGAGGCGCGCGCCGTCGAGAAGTCCGGCGAGGCGATGGTCCGCCAGCTCGAGCGGCAGGGCCTCGCCTTCGGCAAGTCGCGCGAGGATCTGCGCGGCCTGCGCGCCGAGGAGAAGGCGCTGGCAGCCGAGCGCACCGGTAACACCGATCTCGCCAACCGCCTCCGCGCGGCCGAGCAGGCGATCTTCGACCAGGAGCTCGCGGCCGCGCGCCGCGCGCGCGCCGAGGCCGAGGTGGCAGCCCAGGACAAGGCGGCCGCGGCAGCGATCGCCGTGGCGGCGGCCGAGCGCGAGGCGCAGGCGATGCGCGAGGCCGCGTTCGCCCACGGCCAGTTCGAAGCGGCCGCCCGGCGTGGCATGGCGATGTGGCGCGAGCAGGAGGCGGCGCGCGCCGCCTCGGCGAAGCTTTCGGATGCCGCGCGCCTGCGCGACGAGGCCGCGGCGGCCGACGTCGCCGCCCGGTCGCAGGCGCAGCTCGCCGCCACGCTGCGCGCCTCGCACGACGCGATGCTGGCGGATGCGGTCGCGGCCGAGAAGATGCGCGCCGCAACCGACCCGCTCTACGCGTCGACCGCGCGGCTCAATGCCGAGATCGCCGAGTCGACCAGGCTCTACCATGCTGGCGCCACGGCACCGGCCGAATATGCCCGGCAGCAGGAGGTCCTCACCGGCCGCCTGCGTGCGCTCACCGCCGCCCATGATGATCACGCTGCGGCGGGCAAGCGCGGCGCGAGCTCGATGACCCAGCTGTCGTTCCAGATCAACGACGTCGCGACCATGGCCGCGTCGGGCGCGCCGCCCTTCCAGATCCTCGCGACCCAGCTCGGGCAGATCGTCCAGGTCGCGCAGATGGCCGAGGGCGGTGTGAAGGGCTTCGCTGGCGAGCTGATGGGGCTGGCAACGCGCTTCGCTCCGCTCGCGGCCGTCGCCGCGGTCGCGGGAGTGTCGCTCTACCAGTTTAAGCAGCAGGTCGAGAAGGACGCCAATCTGAAGGCGTACGTCGACACGCTCGGCCTGACGCACAAGGAGATGAAGAAGCTCGGCGACGTCAGCGTCACGACCGGGGATCTGCTCGCCGGCTTCTGGAAGGCCGTCAACGAGGGCGGCACCGGCAAGTCGCTTATGTCGCAGCTGTTCACCGATGCCGACAAGAAGACCCTGACCGACCTGCAGGACTTCACCATCCAGGTGTTCAAGGGCATTGCCGCGGCGAGCTATGGCCTGGTGGTCGGATCGTACCGCGCTGCCGTGGCCATCTGGAACCAGTTCCCGGCCGCGCTCGGCGATATCTTCGTCCAGGCGGTGAACGGCTCGGTCACCGCGGTCGAGTTCCTTCTCAACAAGGGCATCGCCGCGGTGAACGCGATCGCGCGCGCCGGCAACGCCATCATCGGCAAGGACCTCTTCGGCCAGTTCGACCAGGTGCAGCTCGGCCGCATGAAGAACGCCTACGCGGGCGAAGCGGAGAAGCTCGGCAAGGTGATCGTCGGCTCCTTCAATGGAGCGGTCGACGAGGCGCTGAAGGGCATGGACCGGATCGGCAGCCAGACGGGCAAGTTCGCGACCGAGAACGCCCAGAAGCGGTACCGGGACAAGGCGAACGAGATCATCGCCGACAGGACGGCGAAGAAGGACAAGCCGGACAAGCACGCCGAGCAGCTCGCCCGCGAGGCGGCCGCGATCGAGGCGCAGATCCGCAACCTCTACGCCCTGGCGGCGGCCTATGGCGTGTCCGGCGCCGCTGCGCTGATCGCCGAGGCGCGGGTCAAGGCCGAGAGCCAGGCGATCAAGCAGCGCGCCGACATCGAGGCCGCGGTCGATCGTCAGGTGCGGCTCGCGATCGCGCAGCGCGTCTCCGATGCCGCCAAGTCGGCGGCCGCGATGCGGGACGAGGCGCAGGTCCAGGCCGAGGTGAACGGCATGGTCGCGGCCGGGCTCGTGCCGGCCGAGCGCGCCAACGAGCTGGTGCGCGAGCGCATCGCCGACCTCCCCCTCCTCGCCGCGATCGAGGCGGCGCAGCAGCGCGGGCTGACCGAGGAGGTCAAGAAGGCGACCGACGCGCTCAAGGCGCAGCAGGACGCCCGTGCGAGCAAGAAGGCGGCCGACACCGGCACCTACTTTGCGGCCGCAGAGAAGCAGGCCGAGCGGCAGCTGGCGCTGCAGGAGGAAGAGCTGCGGCTGATCGGCGCGACCGACATGGAGCGCGTGCGCGCCATGGCGACGATCCAGGCGACGCAGAAGCTGCAGGCCGATGGGCAGAGCACCACCAACGAGTACGCCAAGACCTACATCGCCACGCAGGTGAAGATCGCGACCGGCGCCGAGACCAACCGGCAGGCGCAGGAGGCGTACAACGCCTCGCTGACCGCGACCGGCGACCTGTTCGACACCATCGACCAGTCGGCGCAGTCGGCCGCGGGCGGCATCGCGGACGCGTTCGGCCGCGTCGGCTCGGCCGTCGGCGATGCGTTGACGATCGTCACCGGCTTCTACGCCGACCAGGCGCGCCTGCAGGAGCAGCATGCCGCCGCGATCGACAAGGCCGGCACCAACGAGATCGCGATCGCGCGCGAGAACCGCCTCTTCGCAATCCGGTCGTCGTCGATGCAGATCAACGCCTACGGGAACATGGCGTCGGCGGCGAAGGGCTTCTTCAAGGAAGGCTCGGCCGGCTACAAGGCGATGGCGGCGGCCGAGAAGGTCTACCGCGTCGCGCAGCTGGCGATGTCGGTCGCCTCGATCATCCAGAACGGCGCGGAGACGGTGTCCGCGGTCGCCAACTCGGCGACGCGCGCCACGGCGAACGCGGCCGAGGGCATCTCGGCGCAGGCGAAGCTCCCGTTCCCCGCTAACATCGCCGCCATGGCCGCGACCGGCGCCGCGCTCGTCGCCGCGGGCATCGCGGTGTTCGGCGGTGGTGGGGGCGGCGCGGCCGCGTCGGTGACGTCGGCTGAGGACTATCAGAAGGGCCAAGGCACGGGCTCGATCCTCGGCGACGCGTCGGCCAAGTCGGAGAGCATCGGCAGGTCGCTTGACCTCATGATGAAGAACAGCAACCGCGATCTCGAGTACAGCTCGGAAATGGCGCGGTCGCTGCGCGCCATCGAATCGGGCATCGGCAACCTCGCCGCGGCGGTCGCGCGCGAGACCAAGGTCGGCGGCGGGCTCGACGCGTCGGCGCTCGGCCTCGGCACCAACACCTCGGCCGGGCTGCTCGGCGTCAATGGCCTCTTCTCGAAGAAGATCACCCGCGAGCTGAACGACGCCGGGCTGCAGTTCGACGGCGCGTCCGTCGCCAGCGTCATCGCTGGCGGGATCACGGCCAACCTCTACCAGGAAGTGCTCAAGACGACGAAGAAGTCGGGCTTCCTCGGCATCGGCGGCAGCACCAAGACCACCGTCGAGACGATCCGGACGGGCGCGGACGCCGGGCTGACCAACGAGGTGAGCCTGCTCGTCGCCAACATGCGCACCGCGATCGTCGGCGCGGCCGGCACGATCGGGATCGATGGCGCGGCGGCGATGCTCGACGCCTTCCAGATCAACATCGGCCGGATCAGCTTCAAGGACCTAACCAGCGAGGAGATCGAGGCCGAGCTCGCCGCGGTGTTCAGCCGCGTCGGCGACGACATGGCGGGCGCGATCGGCGGCGACGTCGCCGCCTTCCAGCGCGCGGGCGAGGGCATGCTCGAGACGCTGATGCGCCTGGCGAAGGAATATACCACCGTCGACGTCGCGCTCCGCTCGATCGGGATGACCTTTGGCGCGGTCGGCCTCGCCTCGGTCGGCGCGCGAACCTTGCTGGTGGAGTTGTTCGGCGGGCTCGACGAATTCACCGAGGCGACGAGCTTCTTCCGCGAAAACTTCCTCTCGGAAGCCGAGCAGATGGCGCCGGTGATCACCGCGGTGCGCGGCGAGATGGACCGCCTCGGCCTCGCCGGCGTCACCACCAAGGCGGCGTTCAAGGACGTGGTGCTCGGGCTCGACCTGTCGACCGCGTCGGGCCGCGAAATCTACGCGGCGCTGATGGCGGTGGCGCCCGCCTTCGCGAAGACCACCGACTATCTCGCGTCGCTCGGCGGCGAGCTCGAGAACACCGCGAAGACGGCCGAGCAGCTGGCGGCGATCGCGAAGCAGCGCCGGGCGCTCGAGATCCAGCTGATGGAGGCGAACGGAGACGCCGCGGGCGCGCTCGCCGCCAAGCGGGCCGACGAGGTCGCCGCGCTCGACGAGACGCTCCGCGCCCTGCAGCAGCAGGTCTACGTGGCACAGGATGCCGCACAGGCTGCGCGTGACCTCGCCGCGGCCGAGGCTGAGGCGACCCGCGCCGCGACCGCGCTCGCGTCGCAACGTCGCGGGCTCGAGATCGAGCTGATGGAGGCGACCGGTGACGCGGCCGGGGCACTGGCGGCCAAGCGGATGGACGAGATCGCCGCCCTGGACGCCACCCTGCGACCCTTGCGCGAGCAGATCTTCGCGGCGCAGGATGCGGCAGCCGCGCAGGCTGCGCTGGCGACCGCGCAGGCCGAGGCGGCGCGAATCGCCGATGAGCAGGCGGCAGCCGCGGCCCAGGCCGCCCAGGAGCAGGCCGCCGCAGCCGCTCAGCTGACGCAAACCCGCCGAAGCATGGACATCGAGCTGATGGAGGCGCTCGGCGATGCGTCCGGCGCCCTGGCAGCGAAGCGCGCTGACGAGCTCGCCGGCACCGATGCCTCGTTGCGCGCCCTTCGCGAGCAGATCTTCGCCGCGCAGGACGCGGCCGCAGCCAATGCGGCGCTCGCACAGGCGCAGCAGGATGCGGCTTCGGCCGCGGCGTCGGCCGCGGCGCAGATGGCAGCGGCGGCGGCGCAGGTCGCGTCGCAGCGCTCGTCGCTGCAGATCGACCTCCTCCGCGCCCAGGGCGATGAGACGGGGGCGGTGGCGGCCGAGCGGGCGCTGAAGCTCGAGGCGACCGACGAGACCCTCCGCGCACTGCAGCAGCAGGTGTGGGCGGCGCAGGACGCCCGGGCGGCGGCCGAGGCCGCGGCCGCGGCACAGGCGGCGTATGCGCAGCAGCAGCAGCAGGCGGCGCAGGAGGCCGAGCAGCTGCGCCGGCAGCGCGCCGGCATGGACGCGACCCTTCTCGAGCTGCTCGGCGACACGGCCGGGGCGACCGCGCTGCGTCGGCAGGAGGAGCTCGCCGCGCTCGACGCGTCGCTTCGCCCGCTGCAGCTGGCGATCTACGCGCAGGAGGACCTGGCGGCCGCGACCACCGCGGCGGCCGACCGCGTCAGCACCGCGCGCGACGTGCTCAGCGACGCCTATAAGCGCGAGAGCGACGCCCTGCGCGAGACGATCGACACCATGGGCGGGCTCGGCGACGGCCTGCGCAAGTTCCGGGCTGAGCTCGGCGCCGGCAGCGATGCCGTCGGCGACGCCTACCTGACGGCACTCGGCCGCTTCAACGTCCTCGATGCCAAGGCGGCGCGCGGCGACGCCGGCGCGCTCGCCGAGCTTGAGGCGGCGGGCAAGGACTTCCTGACCGCCGCGCGCGATCGCGCCGGCTCGCTCGCCGACTACCAGCGCGACGTCGCGCGCGTCGCGGCCGGGGTCGATCGTGGGATCGGCGCGACCGACGAGGCGATCGACTACGCGCAGGCGCAGCTCGACGCGCTGAAGAGTTCGGTCACCGGGCTGATCGACGTCAACGAGAGCGTGGTCAGCGTCCGCGACGCGATCGCCGCGCTGGCGGCCGAGATCGCCGGCCAGCCCGCCTCGAAGCTGCCCGACCCGCCGGCGACGGTGGCGAACGGTGCCGCCAAGCCGGTGCAGGTCGACACCAGCGCGCTCGAGCGCCGCGTAGACGAGAACGCGAAGCGCACCGACGCGCTGGCGATCACGCAGCTCGAGACCCTCGGCAAGATTCAGCGACGCCTGGACGAGTGGGATGGCGGCGGGCTCCTCATCCGCACCGACGACGACACGCCGGTGGCGGTAAAGACGGTGGGCGGAAAGCCGATCGAGACCAAGGAGGTGGCGGCGTGAGGATCATCCGCCCCGCGGCGATCACCGACGCGGCGCTCGTCGCCACCTCAGTTCCCGAGGTCACGCCGGAGTGGGCGATTGGCAACACCTACGGCAAGGGCGCGCGCGTCCAGGACAAGGTCGCCCATCGCGAGTACGAGAGCCAACAGGCGAACAACACGGGGCATGCGCTCTCGGATGTCGCGTGGTGGGTGGACATCGGCGCTACCAACCCGTGGCGCATGTTCGACCAGACCAGCAGCAGCCAGACCGTGGTCGGCGACGAGCTGCTGGTCGACGTGAAGATCGCCGACCGCGTGAACGCGATCGCGCTTCTCAACTGCGAGGCCGCGGCCGCGCGGATCACGGCCACGGTCAACGGGACGGTGGTCTACGACAAGAGCTTCCCGATGACGTCGAGCGTCGGGATCAGCACCTGGTACGACTATTTCTTCGAGCCGATCGAGCGCCGCCCTGACCTGATCGTCACCGACCTTCCCCTCTATTCCAACATGGTGATTCGCGTGCGGCTCACCCGCCCCGGCGGCATGGTGCGGGTTGGTTCGCTAATCGTCGGGCAGATGAAGGACATCGGCATCACGCTGTCGGGCCTGTCGGCCGGGATCGTCGACTACAGCCGCAAGGGTGCCGACGACTTCGGCAACGTCGTGCTGGTGGAGCGCGCGTTCGCGAAGAAGCTCGACTGCCGCATCGTCCTCGACACCGCCGACGTCGACAAGGTCCACGCTATCCTGTCCGCGCTGCGCGCCACGCCGCTCGTCTGGGTGGCGGATGATCGGTGGGCCACGACCGCGCTCTTCGGCTTCTATCGCAACTTCAGCACCACGTTCGAATACGAGCAGAAGGCGACGTGTCTGCTTGAGCTTGAGGGCCTGACATGACCGATCTTCCGACCGTCACCGCGCTGCCGGCGCCCCCGCAGCGGGGGCAGGATAATGCCGTCTTCATCCAGCGCGCGGACGCGTTTATCGACGCGCTGATCCTGTTCGTGACGCAGCTGAACGCCTTCGCCGCGCAGCTGGTGGCCGCAACGCAGGAGCGCGTCGTCAACGAGGCGGCGGGGAGCTACGCGGGCGCGATCGCGGCGCGCGATGCCGCCATCGCCGCCCGAGACGCTGCGCAGGCCTTCGCCAACTCGATCGATCCCGCCACGCTGGTCAAGACGTCCGGAAACCAGGCGATCGCCGGCACGAAGAACTTCACCAGCGTGCTCCAGCTGGCGGGCGCAGCGATCACCGCGGCGGCTACCTTCCCCGAGACGACGACAGCGGAGATGCTCGCCAACGTCGACAAGCGGCTCCTCTCGGTGCGCGCGGCGTGGAACGCGCTTGTGCCGGTCGTCCTCGCTGACGCCGCGACCATCCCGCTCGACCTCAGCACCGGCATCCATTTCACGACCGCCCCGCTCGGCGGGAACCGGACGCTCGCCGCGCCGACCAACGGCAAGCCGGGTCAGGAGGGCTTCATCCGTGTCGTCCAGGACGCGACGGGCGGGAGGACGCTGTCGTTCGCGGCGGCGTACAAGTTTGCCGATTTGGCGACCGCGCCTTCGCTCAACGCAGCGGCCGGGGCGGTGACGCTGCTGCGCTACCACGTGTCGGCGGCGGGCGAGGTGTTCCTAACGGGGGGCAAGCCAGCTGCTGGCGTACCGACGGGCGGTTACGGGAGTGGGCTGTGCTACGGCCCTCGCCTTAGCGCCCTCCCGTCAAATGAGACGATCTCGGCGACCCTCACGCATTACGTCGCCATCGTTGTAACAGCCCCGATTACGATCGCAGCTGTCGTGGCAACCTTCAACAGCAGCAGCCAGGGCTACGGCGCGCTCTATTCTTCCGTCAACGGTCGGCCTGGTGTGCGGCTAGGCCTTTCCCCGCAAACAACCATCGCGGCGGGCAGCGCCCCGGAATTTGCTATCGGCGTAAGCGTTGCTCCAGGTGTTTACTGGATGGCGCTTAGCTTCGGACCGAGTAACGTTAATATGTACGGAGCGAGAGGCTATGACATGATGAGTGACATCATGCCGCAGGCTCAAAACGACAGCAGCAATTTCTATGGCGCTGGCTACTATTCTGCTGATGCCGTGCCGCCCGCGAATTGGGCTTCGGCCACCAACGCGCAAGCCGTTCAACAAGGCCCCGTCCCCCGGCTGAAGATAAAGGTAGCCTGACATGTCATACGTGATCGAACGCGGCGCCGATCTGCTCGAGGAGATTAGCGGGGCATTCCAGTCCGGCGTCGGCGACGACGCGGTGAACCACCCGGCCGAGTGGCTCGGCGCGTCGACCGAGGAGGAACGCGCCGAGCTCCGCATCCACGACGTCCCGCCGGCCGAGGTTCCCGACGGCATGATCGTCGTGTCGCGACGCTACGATCGCGTCGACGGCGTTGTGACCGAGGTTCTCGAGCTCGCGCCTGCGCCGGTCGTCGTGCCGGCCAGTGTCACGCCACGGCAGCTCCGCCTGGCGCTGCTCGGCGCCGGCAAGCTCGACCAGGTGGAGGCGTTCGTCGCAAGCGACGAGGCGCCCAAGGCGGCGGTGATCTCGTGGGAGTACGCGACCGAGTTCCTCCGGAGCGATCCCATGCTCGGCCAGTTCGCCGCCATGCTCGGGCTGACCGACGAGGAGGTCGACGGCCTCTTCATCGCGGCAGCGCAGATCCCGTGAGCGCCTTCACCGCGGCGACGTTCACGTCGGTCGGGGAGACGCGCGCCGGCCGCGCGCTCTACCGCGTCGACGGGCTCGCCTTCGACATTGGCCGCAAGGGCTCGGGGATCACGATCCGGGTGCCGAACGGCTTCGTCACCGACGGGCCGTCGATCCCCGCGTGGGCGTGGCGGCTGATCCCGACCGACCGGCTGGTGAAGTCGGCCGCGCTCCACGACTTCATGCGCGAGCGGCTCGACTTCACCAAGCTCACCGGCGACGCGATCTTCCTGTCCGCCATGGAGGCGGAGGGCACGCCCGCCTGGCTCCGCTGGCCCGCCTTCCTCGCCGTGCTCGCCAACAACAGCCGCGCCCGCGCGACCGACTGATCGGAACCACCATGACCGAACCCACCAGCGGCGCGACGCAGACCGTCGTCGTCAGCCCGCCACGGCTGCCCGCGCTTCTTCCGCTGCTCTACGGCGGTATGGGCTCGATCGTGACGATCGGCGGCCTGCTGCTCGCCGTCGGCGGCTGGCGCGGCGAGGTCGACTCGAAGCTCGCCACGCTCGACAGCCGCGTGAGCGTCGCCGAGGCCAATCAGCGGACGTACATCCCCGTCCTCGTCGAGATGAAGGCGAACCTCGCCTACCTCGCAGATCGGGCCCGCCGCGACGACGATCGCCGCGAACGGGAGCGGCACCAGTGACCGACCTCGTCGGCGGGCTGATGATGGTGAGCGGCGGGACCATGATGGTCGGCGCCGGCCTCCGCCTGGCGCAGCCGGTTCGCTTCGTCGCCGAGCTGCTCGACGTGTTGACGTCGACGCCGCTCCCGCCGCCCGACGCCGAGCTCGAGCAGCTGCTCGCTTCGATCGACTGACCGCCGGCGGCCGGTTGCCGCCTTCCAGGAGACCTCTTCCATGATCCGACCCGACTGGCGCCAGGCCTGGCGCTGGTGGTCCGTGCGCGTGTCCGCGCTCGGCTCCATCCTCATGGCCGCCGCGATCGCCGCGCCCGACCAGCTGCTGCTCCTCTGGAACATGCTCCCGCTCGAGCTGCGCGCGCGCATGCCCGAGCACGTCGGCCTGCTGATCTCGCTCGGCCTCTTCCTCCTGGTCATCGTCGTGCGGCTGGTGCCGCAGAAGGCGCCAGGTGACGCGCGGTCGCTGCTCGGCTCGAAGAGCGGTAAGGCGACTGCGAAAGCGGCCGGCCTGACTGGTATTCTCGCCACGCTGATCGCCGGCGTCATCGCGGTCGAGGGCGGCTACGTGAACCACCCGAACGACCCCGGCGGCGAGACCAACATGGGGATCACCAAGGTGGTCGCCGTCCGGGCCGGCTACGTCGGGCCCATGCGGGCGCTGCCGCGCGAGGTGGCCGAGAGCATCTATTACCAGCGGTACCTGGTCGCCCCCGGCTACGCGCCGCTCGTCGACGTCGACGCCGTGGTGACCGAGGAGCTGTTCGACACCACCGTCAACATGGGCGCCGCGCGGCCGTCGCGCTGGTTCCAGGCGGCGATCGGCGCGCAGTGCGGCGTCGCGATCGCCGTGGACGGCCGCGTCGGCCCCGCGACGATCGCGGCGTACCGCGCTTGCCAGGGGAGGATCGGCGCGGCGCGGCTATGCGTCGGAACGCTGACCGTCCTCGATGCGCGGCAGCGCGCCGAGTACGATCGCCTCGTCCGGATCAACCCCAAGCTCCGCGTCTTCCACAAGGGCTGGGTCGCGCACCGCGTCGGCAACGTCGATCGGCGCAAGTGCAGCGCCAAGCCCGCAGCGCCGCGCTGATCTAGTCGGTGGCGCGCTGCGTCAGCGCGACGATGGCGGCCACCCCGAGCTGCGCGGACAGGTCCTGAGCCTCCTCGACCGTCAGCGTCGACGCACACCCCGGCACGCCATCGACTACGACGAAACCCTCTTCGGCCGTGACCTTCGGCGTCGGCTTGGCGTCATCGTGCATCGATCGTCCTTCCGTTCGTCTGCAACGGCCGCGCCCGCGGTTCGTGCCGTCCTTTTAAGAGAGGATCTCCAACATGCGACGCATGATAATCGCCGCTTGCCTGCTTCTCGCCACGGCGCCGATCGCCGGCTGCGCGACGCTCGCGCCGACCGCGGCGTCGACGGCAACGCCGCTCGAGCGGGCGGATGCCGCCTACCAGCGCATCCGTGCGGTTGCCGTCCTCGCTCTCCCGCTGATCCCCGCGCCCTACGACCAGGTCGTGAGCGACTGGATCGCCCGCGCCGATCGCGCGCGCGCGGCCGCGCGACTGGCGACTGACGCCGTCGAGCAGTTACGCCACCTCCGCGAGCTCGAGGACGCGGTGATCGCCATCAGGGCCGAGACGAGTACGCGGTAGCGGGTACCGGGCGGGTATCGGCGCGCGGCCATCGGGCGCGGCGCTGAGCTGCGCCGGCGATCGCGGTGGAGGGTTCCTCCGCCGCGATCGCCGTATCGGGATACGTTGACTCAGACCAAGGTGCCGCATAGATCTTCGCTGTTGCTACTGGGTTGCGGGCAGGTGTCCGTCGATCGTCATGGTAGAAACGAAGACAGAAGGAATAGGCTATGACGCAAGGTCATCGCATCGATGAGTCGTACACGCTGCGCTACGACGTCATCCGGAACCTCACATCGCCGGCTGAGAAGGCCAACGGGGTTCAGACGTGGTTCGCGAACGCCAGTGCCCGCGAGGTGCTCGGCCTGGGTACTCGTGACAACCTGCGCTCCTACATCGCCGAGCATTCGGCCTCCAAGCGCAACGCCGTCCACAAGCAGATCTACAACACCATCCTCGAATTGCCCGATCGGTTTATCAACCGTAACTCCGGGGTGACGATCACCTGCACGAACTGCGTGGTAGACGACACCCGAAAGGTGGCGAAGCTAACCGATGCGAGCATCATCAACGGTGCGCAGACGCAGGGCGAGTTGCGGCGCTTCTTCGCAGCCTTGGAGGAGGACGAGACGCTCGACTTCCAGATCAGGGCAGAAATTATCATGGACCCGTCCCACGAATCGATCGTGGAGATCGCCATCGCTAGGAACACCGCGACGTCCGTCCGCAGTGTGTCGCAGGCGAGCGCTCGCGGGTACCTCGACGAACTTCGCAAATCGATCGAGGCCGGGTTGCCTGGCGAGACGCTGCAGATGAGCGAGACGGACACCGTCGGGCTCCCAACTCAGAACGTCCTCCAGTACGCCCGTCTCCTCATGCCAGATCGGTTGCTGGGTGACAAAGCGCCGCCTCGTAACTTCGCCTACAAGCAAGGTGGCAAGTGCCTGACCGACTTCAGCGTGTGGGCGCGGGATATGGCGGCCGATGAGCAGGCTAAGCAGCTCCACGACTTCGTCGTCGACATCGCGCCCGTTGCTGTCCGTGAGCATCGTCGTTGGGAGGCACATGAAGGATGGAACGGTCATCGCTTGCATGAGCGCGGCCGTTATGGGGATAAGCCAGTTGGCGGTCGGCCCGTCCGTCGTGATGCGGCTGGCAAGGTCGTTTGGGTAGCGCCCGGCATCCTGTTCCCGCTGTTGTCGGCCCTCTCGGCATTTGTCGTGCTTAAGGACGGCCGTTGGGTGCTCGAGGCACCCGACCTATTCAAGGACGACGAGTTGATCAGGCGGGCGGTCCAGCAATTCCGAGCGCTTGATCGCGAGGTTACCGTGATGGGTCGTTCGGAGGCTGCCTATGATGCCTTGAGCATCTACACCGAGACCATCGCGAGCGTCATCGCGTCCGCGTGATCTTCTGCCTGCGTAGCCGGGGTATCGCGTAACGCCGCGCGGGTACTGGCATCTCGCGCGGCCGCAGAAAAGCGTGATCGAGGCGGAGGGCTTCTCCGCCTCGGTCAGCTACCTTCGTGCCAAACCGTCGTCATAGCATCGAGTAGAGGCGGTCGCTGACGCTCGTGGATTGCACGTATCAGTATGTTGCGCACGATGAGGTATGATCGCTCAACGTCCTTGATCGCGAGAGAGCGCCCAGCGTGGGTGGCACCGCCGCGCATCTCGTATAATTCGAGTACCTCATTGTACGTTCGGTCACCGTCAGAAGCGTTTCTGCCGATGTACTTCCTTATCGCCGATGCCAGTCCCTTACCTTTACTGCGTCCAGCAGGACGCATCAGAATCTCGGCAGCTGTCCAAATCGAGATCATCTGCGCAGCGCGGGAAGGTAGCCACCAGATTCCGTCCGCCAGCAGGAACGCCCGGTAGACGTCCTCATCCTTGAACAGGCTACTCGCCGGCCTGAGTAAGAGGAGCAGCATTGCGTGCATGGCATCGTTGATCGTGACGATCCTACTCGGCCATGCCGGTACCGGTTCAAGGGCGCTCAGGTGCGTGGCTGCATCCCTGGCGGAGTCTCTCGTCAACGGTCGATCGCTGACCGCTGAGATGAATGAGGGTGCGTTCGACAACAGCCGAATGACACCGCTGATCAACCTAAGAGACTCTGCCCGATCGCTCATCAGCAGTGTCGCACAAGGTTCGATGACGATCTGCACCCTCGCGGTTTCCACCTGACCCGCCCCGTGAACAATCTGCCAAGGACCCGGATGATGGGCCGACTCATCATCTGGAGATTTGAAGGCTGCCATGGCGGGTGCGAACACGTGGACGTACGCACTCTCGAGATACAAGCCTGGGAGAATGTCGCAGCGAGACCCATTCAGTGTGGTCCGCGCGAGTGCAGCATAGGTGGGCCTTTGCGCCTCTAAGCTCGGTGTTCCCCCACGCAATTCTTCATCCCCTTCAGCTCGAAGGATCTATATGCTGACATCTGCTTCGGTAAAAGCCGCGCGACCGCAGGAACGCGCCTACAAGCGTTACGATCAAGGCGGCTTGCTCCTCTACGTCTCATCAACCGGTACGAGGTCCTTTCGCTACCGCTTTAGATGGAGAGGGCGCGAGCAGCTGCTGACGATAGGCACCTATCCCGAGATCTCGCTCGACCAGGCGCGCGCAGTGCGCGATCGCGCGCTTCAGCAGCTCGCCCGCGGTGTCGACCCCCGGATCATCGAAGCATCGGAGCTCGAGGTCCGATGCTTCGAAGGTGCTGCACGGGCTTGGTACCAGCATCGGCTCGCCGGATGGACGCCCGTCCACGCGGCCGACGTCATCGCCAGCCTCGAGCGAGACATCTTCCCCGTCCTTGGCGGTACCGCGCTGGACGACATTCGCCCGCCGCTGATCCTGCAGGTGCTCCGGGCGATCGAGCATCGCGGCAGTGTCGAGACGGCTCGCCGTCTACAGCAGCGGGTCGCGAAGATCTTCGCCTACGCCAAGTCGGAGGGGTGGACGGACGCCAACCCGGCCGAGGGCGTGACGGAGGCGCTCGCGCGCGGCCGCGCCGTGCGTCGGCAGCCGGCGCTGGTCGACGCCGTCGAACTCCGCCAGTTGCTCGCCGCGGCCGAGCTGGTCGACGCCGCGCCGGCGGTGAAGCTGGCGTCGCGCTTCCTCGCGCTGACTGCTGTCCGCCTGGCGGCGGTGCGAGGCGCGCGTTGGAGCGAGATCGAGGACCTCGACGGTCACGAGCCAATTTGGCGGGTCCCGGCTGCGCGGATGAAGCTGGCGGCCGCCAAGAAGCTCGATCCGAGCAACGATCACCTCGTACCGCTGAGTCCCGCCGCGGTGGAAGTCCTACGCGCAGCGCGTATGAATATGCATCCTCACGATGTGGAAGTGCATGGCGCTCCGCTGATCTTTCCCGGCCGGGGTGGGGCGGCGCCGATCGGCGAGGGCGCGATCGGCGGGCTCTACGATCGAGCGGGCTTCGGCGGCCGCCACGTGCCCCACGGCTGGCGCGCCGCCTTCTCGACGATCCTCAACGAGCAGCGGCCGGAGGAGCGCGGCGCTATCGATCGCGCGCTCGGGCACGTCGCCGGCGGCCGCGACGAGGCCGAGCAGGGGATCAACCGTAAGGTGGAGGGCGCGTACAACCGCGCCACCCACCTGCCGCGGCGCCGCGCGCTCTTCGCCACCTGGGCAGCAATCCTCGCCGGAGCCGATGTCGGCGTAGAGGCCATAGCGGCCTGATCAGGGGCGGGGGTTGAAACCGAAGAAGCCATCCCTCCGGACGCCGCGCAGGGGGTGCATACGCGCCGCGACGTGTCCGGCACTAAAAAGATCGACCGCTAGAGGCGCTCGCTGCCCTTTGCGGCGTCAGCTCTGCGGTCCAACCTGGGCGCCCCGCAGGCAGCCCCCGAACGGCGACAGCCGTTCGGCTCCGACAGCCGGGGCAGGGGCTGTCAGCTGAAGTGGCAGGGGGCCTTGCGGCCATAGTTGATCGACAAATCTGTCCGGGATCGCCTTCAGCGATCTCGCTTCCTTTTCTCTATAGACCTTGAGGGATCATACTCCGGCAACATGTCCATCTCGACCTGAGACGGCTGCTCCGAGGGACGAAACGGCATCTCGCTGAGCGAGGACGTCCTTCGTCGCTGGCGCGGACGCTGGCGCTGCGGCCCCATGAGGCTCGGAACGCTTGCTCGCCGTCATGCGGCATAGCCGACGGGCGCGCAGCTGCAGGAAGCGCTGGTACAGCCGATTCGGCATCCGCTTTCGCAGGTCGAGGAAGTAAGCGTGGCTCGTCTGAACGCGCTGCCGCTTCGATGGATCGTCTGGATCCTCTCTGACCGCGCTCCGGCTTATCCAAGCGAGCAGCCCGTGATGCGCTAGTCGCTCCATAGCGCGACCCACACTTTTCACGCAGCAGTTGGCGGCCGCAGCTATCTTCTCCTGAGACGGGAACCAGCGGCCGCTGCCAGCGAAGCAGAGGAAGTCGAACATCTTGCGGTAGATGATCGCGTCGAGGCGGGTGATCCCCAGGCGATGCTTCTCAATAGCCGCAGTCACTTGGTCGAGCTGTATGCGGAGGGCGGCTGGTCGGCCGACCGGCCGATCGGCAGCGGGGCGGCATAGCAGCTCGGCTAGCTCGCCCTCGATCGAGGCGCGCTCGTGCTCCATGCGCAGCACCGTGCCATATGGGAATTCGGCTTCGTTCTCCTGATGCAGTGCCTCTGCAATCACCACCAGTGACTCTGCCGTTGCGAGGCGCTCCGCCGTCGAGCCAAACTGATTATGCGCCCAAGGTTGAGCCGCAGCTTGGTTCTCATCGATGCAGTTGCGTCTGACGCGCGGGTCTTCACCGCGGTCGCGCTGAGGCTTGGAGGCGGTCTGTGTGAGTCGGCTAGCGATAGCGCCGAAGGACTTGAGCGTCGGCGTTGATGAGAGGGTATGCGACATCGTGTCGGCTCCCGATGCGGAGTCGATGGGCGCACGAAAGCGCCGCCCGAGATGAGGTTCTCGACCGTGCGCGCTCGTGAAGGTGATGGGAGGCGTGTCGCGCAGACACGCAAATTAGCCCGCTACGGAGGACCGCGCGGGTAAGTGGTGGCCGGGTACGCCGATGGGCGCGACCAGGACGTCAGGTCATGAAGGAACGCCTACGGCGGCTATGTTGGTAGCTGTCCTTCGCTACCATTTGCAACCATGAACAGGCCATGCGGATCGTTGACGACGAGCGCCGCGTCGCTTCGCGCCAGCGCCAGCAGCGTCAGCCCGTGCGCCTCGGCATGGTCGATCGCGAGCGTCGTC